GCCAAAGCATACAACAAGATGAATTTCTACAATGGTCCAAGCCACCCTAATGCTTTAACCCCACAAAACTATATTGACGCAAACACTGGTGATATTCAGCGTTCATTCATTCCTCTTACATCTCTTCTCGGTGTAGATGATGCTAAACTTATGCGAGGTCTTAAACATACCCTTCACCTTACACCTCAACGGGATTACACCCAAGTCGTTCAGGCTATTGCGGTTGATGATGATGGCAACAATACAACAGCCGCATTCACTCCATCAGCACCAGACCTTTACATCCAACGCCTTCGTTGGTGGGTTCCAGTCGCTGAACCGTCTCTTAAATCTATCCTTGATTACGATAGAGAAGTAGACAGCGGTGCCTCTACCATTCACCTCTTTTGCGGAATGAGACATTATTACAGTGAAAACTCTACCGCTCAGCAAAGAAACTACTATGTCAATAGCGAGGACAACCATATTAAACGAGTGTATGTCTGGGTTATGTCAGTTGAAAAAGAAACAGCATACACCGAAAGAAACTTTGAGCGTGGTATTGAATCACTCACAGCCGTTGAACTCCGCCTCAACAGCGAAATCCTTCCCCGTGAACGGCTTAACTTTGTTCTCTCCGCCGATGATGTTGATGCTTCTCGCCCATACAATATGATGCTTGACGCACAAGATAAATCACTATGGAATCCCGATAATGAACCAGTTCTTACATTTGAAGACTGGCGTTCATCTCAGAACCTCTTCGTGTTTGAAGCACCGCAAAGATATGACCATCTTGACGCAAAATCCCAAGACGTTAACGTTAAGGTTAACTTCTCCGCTGCTCCTGCCGAATACCGAATTCACGTAGTAGTAGAGACTGAAAATCAAATGATGGTAAGCGGAAGCGATAACCGAGTTACCCTTGGTCTTACCCGCGAACGCCTTGAATCTGAATAAGCGTATAATTTTTAACCCCCGAGGATAGAATTAAATTTTAATATCTAAGATACAAATATATAAAAATGGAAAATATTACTTCAATCGTTAAGGGGAAAATATTAGGTCTTCTAATGTTTAAAAATGAAAGACCTAATATAAAACGCACCTTGCGTTCGTTTGAACCGATGATTGACAGATGGCTATTTATAGACACAGGTTCAACTGATGGCACAGAACATAAAATAAAGTCCGTATTAAGGAAACAAAATAAAATTTTTGATATAGTTAAAACCCCTTGGGTAAGTTATAATTTTAACAGGAATTTATTATTAGATGGTGCGAAACAACTTGATAAAATATATAGTTGGACTATTATGGTTGATGCTGGTGATGAATTAAAAAATTTAGAAAGTTTAAAGCAAACTTTATTAATGGATAATGATTTTAATATGTGTTATATCCCGATTGAAACGGATGGCTCTGTTAAATATTGCCAACCCCGTTTATTATCTAATCCTACTGATTTAAGATATAGATATCAATTACACGAAACAATTCGCCCAGTGAGCGATACAAAAGTAAATAATAATTTAAGAAATCACGAAAACCCTTTTACTATTATTCACAATTACAGCGATGATAAAGTAAATAACAGAGACCGCAGTAAAGACGGCGAAAGATTATTAGCAGAGATGGGGAACCCTTCATTTGATAATTATGATAGGAAAAATAGATTAGAAAATGTAGTTCATCATTATATTCGTTTTAACAATTTAGAAGAAGCACGAAAACATTTTGACACATTAGTTAAGGAATACTATGAATTTGATGAAACGGATGCGAATAGTGAGTGGGATAGAATAAATAAAATAATCTCTAATAATATAGTATAAATGGGTGAATTATTTGACGAGTTAATTTCAAACCTTACATTAGTAGAGAGATTAAAGTTTTTAAAAGAACTAAATAAAAATGATATTGATGGTGCGAACGACGACGATTTAGTTTTAAAAGTTTATAAAAGTATTGTAGATAGACGAAAACAAGAAAAGAAAGAGAAACCTAAAAAAGAGAAGAAGGTAGATATTTCTACAATTTTAGGGGGTGGAATTAAAACAATTAGAGAGAGTGAAGTTCATCCTTTAACATTAGGGGGTATAAATCATTATTTTAAGAATGATAAATTTTATCAAGGAACTCATATGTCTAATGCTTTACCGAAAAAATTAAAGAACCAAGCAATAATTATTAATTTAGAAGATATAGAAACAAACGGCAACGGTACTCACTGGGTATGTGCGTTAAATAAGAACGGACAGAACTATTACTACGACAGTTTTGGTGTGCCACCTGATGATGATGTATTAGAAATGTTTAAAAATAGTGGAGGTAAATCTTACTATAATGATTCACAGCAGCAAAAAATAGAATCTATTCGTTGCGGATATTTTTGTATATATGTTATTAATAAAATTTTTAAAGATGGTTGGACTGTTAAGAAGACACTTAACAGTATGGGAGATGAACCGAGTAATAAAAATGAGGAGTTAGTAGTAGAAGATGTTAAGGATGCGGAAGATTAAATAAAATCTAATTATATATATATATAATAGTAATGAGCGGAAACACTTACCCCTTTGGATATGTAGGTCCTCTTTATGGTATTGATTTTAATAATGCCAATAAACTGAATTCTATACCAATAGACACCGCTACACCATCAAATAATGCGGTATTACAATATAACTCTACAACACAAACATATGAACCAAAAAGTAGTGTAGTATTTGATGACATAGAACAAACTAATCCAGTATATAATTTTATGGAATGTGGTAGCACTGGGGCGCAAACATTATCAAATAATGCCGTTTCATCTTTAACATTTTGGGGAGTAAGCAATTTATTAGGTCCGGCAATTGTTAAAGCCGATGTTGTAGACCCGTTAGACAATGCGTACGATTTTATAGTTTTAGAAGATGGTATTTATTCCGTTGAAACAACAATCACATTCAGTGCTAATCCAAATGGCGAACGAGTATTAATTATTTATATTCAAGGTTCCAATAAGGGGCACGAGTTGGATTCTGCGACTGCGCCAAATGCTAAACGAATGCACTGCTCTGCTCGTGATTTTATGACAGCGGGAGATAGAATAAGAATCGCAGCATTTCAAAACTCTGGTGGTAATTTAAGCGTAGGAAGTAGTGCAGGGTTAAATCGTTTAACGATTTTTAAAGAACAATAATTTATATTAATTTCTATGTATTAATATATAGAAAATAATGGCAGGAAATACATATCCATTTGGTTGGGTAGGACCTCTTTACGGTTTAGATATAGGCAACGCCACAAGTATTCAAGGTGCGGCAGTAGACCCAGCACCAACAAACGATGATATATTACAATATAATGCTGGTAATAATACTTGGGAAAATAAAAACATCGGCGAGGTTTTAGAAATAACGGGCAGTGATAACCAAGTGATGCGGTATGACACTGACACTGGTTTCATCCAATCATCTAATTTAATAATAACAGATACAGATAATTTAACAGGTGTAAATACTTTACAAGTAAACGAATTAGATGGACCCGCAGCGGGTATTACAACCGCCACAGATATAGACGCGGGAGCGAATAAAGTTAAATCAACGGCAGTCCCCGCAGCGAATGATGAATTAACAAATAAATTATATGTAGATGGAGAAGTAGCCGATAAAGTTGATGGTCCTGCGGTTGTGGTAGATACAGCATTAGCAATATATGATGGGACAACAGGTAAAATTATAAAAGGTTCTTCTATAACAATACCAGCACCTGCTGGTAATGGTATGGATTTTAATAATGGCGATTTGATTAATCTGCGTAATCTTTTAGTAAGGGATATAACTCCACAGGATGCTTTACCAGCGACTGGCATAGATATAAATGGTAATTTAAATGTAGGGACTAATTTCGTAAATAATAGTGCCGTGCCTACAAATAACGACCATTTAACAAATAAATTATATGTGGATGGAGAAGTAGCCGATAAAGTTGTAGGACCAGCAAGTGTTGCTGATACCCGTATATGTGTTTTTGACGGCACTACTGGGAAATTGATAAAACAGGAAAATATTAATATTTCTGGGACTTTATTAGAGGGCTTTGATGATATCGGTAATCCCTCGCGAATTGAAATTGGAAATGATTTATATATGTTTGAAAATGATATAGCTGCGGTAGCTGATTTAGGCGTAGATAGTATTACCGCAAATACTGGCTCAGTAATCACATTTAACAATAAACCTCAAAGTAGCACAGCACCATCTGTAAACGACGATTTAACAAATAAATTATATGTTGATTCAGTTGTAGGAAATTTATATTGTATGATTGCTGACGGTGCTACTGTAAGCGATGGAGACCCTGAAACGAGTTTATTAGCATCAGGTGTTGGAGATTCCGTAGGAACTTTAACAGTTCCAGCGAACGGCTTTGCGGTAGGAGATGCTTTTCATTTTGTGGTAGCAGGTGATTGTGTTTTTGACAATAGTAATGAGATTACATTAAAGTTAAACAATAGTGGCACACTTGCTTCAATCACAATGGAATTAGAGGATACAACTGGTACCACAAGTTGGGAGCTCGAAGCTGATTTTGTTATAAGAAGTATCGGTTCATCAGCTTCTATTATCACAAATTTTGATTTTACATTTAACAAGAAAGCTTTAAAAGACTTCAAGGGTGTCAGGAATGTCGTTGTTTCATCCATAGATACAACTGTTTCTAACACATTAGATATTACTGCCGAATTTACAGTAGCGCCCCAGACTTCAAGTATTACCGCTAAATTGGCATATCTTAAACGAATGCATTAAATATTTTACCGCTTAGCGGATATAATTTTACCGCTTAGCGGATATAATTTTAAAAATTTTAATAAAAATATATTAAAAATATATTTTAATCAAACCATCCAGCGTTAAATTTCCATTCCCTTTCCTCCTCACTATCACTAAAATCATCACTATCAAAACTATAATATGATTCGTCCCTGAAATCATATTCACATTGAAAAAAAACTTTAACACAACTTATTATATCGTTTAATTCTTGTTTACTGTAATGGTCAAATTCACGGTAATCATCTAAATCAATGTCGCATTCTCGTAGGTATTCAAATACTTTGTCTGTTGCTGATATAGAGGTATAGCCATTTTTTAGCTTCGTGGTTATTGTAAAATCTTCCCACCTGCGATTATTGAATTCTCTAATAGTTCTATAACAGTACTTTTTAGTATATTTTACTTTCATAGAATACCCGTTTGATTCCGTATTTTCATATATTTTTTTATGGTCGCCATTCATTTTATAGTAATCATCAGCTGGGTTAATTTGTTTAACCACCTCGTTAAACTTATCTTTATTTCGTTCAGTAATAACATAGTTTTTGATAATGTTCATAATGTCTTGGCAAATCATAATATAATATGTGAAAGAAATATATTAAAAAAA